TTGCCCAACCCTGTGTCCATGTCGCCGCTCATGCGAGTCCCGTGGGTCTTATAAGTTAACCCAGATCTGGAACGCCCTGAATTCTCGAAGGTGCGTGTCCAGAGCCATCGAATACGTCGAGAGTCACGTGCTGGAAATAGTTTGCAATAAAACTCCATCATAAGGCGGAGCCACTTCACATCAACGCAACTGTCAAACTTACTGGCGTCTAACAAAAGGTACACTGGCTGTGAAAAAGCCCCACTCTTCTTGTGAAGTTCAGAGGCGATGGTAAAAGGGTCAGATTTCCCAACGATGTAGGTGTCATACTCGTCTTTGACCTTGTAAAACCATTGTTCCACTGCTTTAGTGTACCGTGCTTGCTCGAGGGCAAAAACCGGATGGCGATATTGAATCGCTCGAGGTGGCTTGAGCGGCTTGCTCATCTCGAGATCGGCCTTGTTGAAAAATCGCACAAGTCGGTGTTTGTGCAAAAGTCCTGTCTCATCTCGCTCTTTATGGGCGGCTTGATATTTAGCACGCCACTGCCCATGATAACCGCGTACTACCTTCCAGCGTTTCATGGGCAAGAGACTAACACCAAGACGGAGTCTATTTAAAAAGACATCAACGTCTGATAATGGTAAATCAACCGGTGGAGTGTCAACTTGGTGGCGATGCGTTAATGCCACTAGGTCGTTACAGAGACATCCATTATGAGTCCATGCTAAGTGGGTGTGGTCCAAGTTAAAGGATGCGTAGGGGTATGTACGTCGAGTGATTTTACACTCGCGGAGGCGTGGTAATTTGATGAAAGATTTAGCTCTGGCTTCAGGCCGTGGACCAACGCGGCCAGCCATACACACTGCCTCAACCCCACGCTCCTATGCTTTGTCTGGTTTATACATTTCAAGCGTTGTGGCTGGTGAAAACAATTGCCACCAACGCTTATTCTCTTTCAATTTGCCGTCCCGTTTGAATGCAGCGGCCTGACCCATTTGTCCGAAGAGTTTCTTCTTTGCCATCATTTTCATTCCTAATAACTCACTCTTTGTTGGTATCATGGCTGCCAAGACAGTCCAGTGCTGGATCTCAAGAAGGATCTCTGGCTGGAGGTGGTCCGTACGATAGGTTTTTAGGAAGGTCCGGGCGGCTCGATGCAATTTGGCTTGGACTTGCGAAGTTGTCCCTGTTTCGAGTGTGATTGTCTTAAGTGCGATGTAAAGCTCCAAATCGACGTAGGGCAGGCCTCTAACGTCCATGAACTCCACCACCTCTAGTTTCTTGAAAGGGCGCGTCTCCTCAGGTCCATAAGAAGCATCGCAATTGGATGGTCCGCCCATTTCTGGGCGTTGGGTCGGCACAAGGGAAAGCTCCCAACCACCACCTACCATAGAACTTACCATTTTCCACCGTTTGTTAGGGTGAACAGCGGATGGTACGAAACTACACTGATTTCTCCCCAAACCATTTCCGTAGGGTTTCTTCTGCCAAGAGTTGTGCCACATTCCCAAGGTGACGCTCTTACCCTTGCCTAGGATATCAGCCTCACGATCGAAAACGGCTTGCTCTGACTCATAACCCTCATCGGGCTGTGGCTGGGGGGGTTTCTCATCCTGGATGGAAGTAGGTTCTTGCTCCTGAATGGCGTGGTCACATTCGGAGACTGCTTTCTCAAGTGGCAGCATTGGTGGTGGTGATGACACTAACGAGAGTAATTGAACCACTTGTTGGTGTTTTAAGTCTTTCTTTAGTCGTTCCTCTAGCAGAAAATCTCTCCAGATCTGCTC